AAGAGAAAGAGAGCTTCGGCTGACTTCGGGGTGGACGACGCCCAAATGATTCAATTCAATCCCGACTTGAAGAACTATCGTTGCTGGAGCGTGGGTGACAAAAAGAACCCCTATAGTGGTGGTGGGCAGCTATACAAGATAGCTGGCAATTCCAACACCATCAGCATCGAAATCTGCTCAAACTTGAAGTCAGGCTACGATGCCTCTAAAGTCAACCACGAAGGGTGGTATTTCACCGAAGCTTCGTTGAACAATGCCGTCAAGCTCGCAAAGATCTTGATGCGAAAGTTCAACATCCCCATCGAGAGAGTTGTTCGCCACTACGACATCTCGGGCAAGGTGTGCCCTGGTGTCATAGGGTGGAACAACGCCAACAAAAACAACAGCAAGCAATGGCTTGCTTTTAAAGAAAGACTGAAATGAGACACTTTCACCTATTCTTGATATTTGCCTGTTTCTTAATCTGCGGCTGCAAAGGCACCAAAACTATCACCGAGCGAGTGGAGGTGCCTGTAGTCGTTACACAAGAACACACGATCGAGAGTGTCAAGATAGACCATGTGAGGGACACCATTTTCCAGCGTGACTCGGTTATTTACCGCGACAGCGTGTATCACTATGTGAAGGGTGACACTGTGATTGTTGAGAAGTGGCACTACACGACCAACAACCATTACCACCAGAATGCCACCAATGTTGTGCGTGTTGACACAATCAACAAGACCGACAGCATAGAAGTGCCAGTGGTGACAACTCAAACAATTGAGAAAAGAGTGGAGGTACCGCGCCCTTTATCATGGTGGCAGAAGACACTGATGATCATCGGCGGCTGCTCGATGATAGCGCTTCTGCTATTGCTTGCCTACAAAACACGAAAACTATGATAGAATTATTCCTTGACGGCAAACCTGCCGTGCTTAAAGACAGCGTATCAATCAAATTGACACGAGAGAATGTTTACTTCACAAAGAGCGGCAGCTACACCTATAATGTGGAGCTGCCACTCCAATGCACAGAGAACCGTGCTATATTCGGGAGCATCAACCGCAAAGACGTGGACACTCAATTCCAAGAGTTCCACGCTGTGCTGAGAGTTGACAACGAGGTGCTGCTCGAAGGCAGGGCAGTCATCAACAACGTGACCGAGGACTCGGTGAAGGTGCAGCTGCTTGGCGGCAACGCCGACATGAACTTCACTCGCAAAGGCAGTGAGATCTATATCGACGAGCTTGACCTTGGTGACTGGATGACCGAGGTGCGTGTGTATTCGCCCATCGAGGACGATGTGGCTCACTACCATGGCAACGCCATGGGTATTTTCTACCTTGAGCACAATGACATGAAAAACCAAGGTTCGGCTCAAGCTCAAATGGACTATTGGAAGGCTCGCTGGTGGCAGAATGACGGCACAGGTGCCGACCAACACACCATCGACAAAGGTGTGATGTTCCCTGTCATCAACGAGAGCGCAGACTATAACGCCGAGAGCTCGCACCTTGACAGCGGTGCCATCGTCAACGGCTATATTCTGCGTGCACAAAGTTCAGGTTCGAGTGGAGCCTTCTACCCTCAGTTCAGATACACCTGGCCCAATCAAGAAGACCCGAATGTTGACAATTTCCCTCAAGCGATTCCATCGTTCCAGCCGATGCTGATAATGATGGTGCGCAAGGTGATGAAGGCAGCTGGCTATCCGCTTGAACATGCAAGCGAGCTGATGCTGCTGAGCAATCCACTATTCAGACATATCTTCATAGTTACGGCGAACAACCGTATTGAGCTCAACAGAGCGCTGCCTCATTGGACATTCAACGACTTCTTGACACAGATTGAAAGGCTGTTCGGGATCGTTATCGAAGCCAACGAGACAACCCACACAAGCCACATCGTGAGCCGTGATGACTGGTGGAACAACACTCCAACGGTGATTGATGAAGTGGTTGATGAGTATAGTGTGGAAGTGTCGAAAACCGACACTTCGGATATCACCAATGGCAACATCGGCTTCGAGGATATGGGCGATGATGAGATGCACATCGGTGAAGACATCTTGAAAGCTGCCACCATCGACAAGACTACATACTCGACCTTTGCGAACTTGCTGAATGCAATCCGTAACCATACGGTTACTGATGATAACAAGGCAAAGATCTACGAAGTGAAAGGTCACCACTTCATCTTATGCAAGGACGAGAACAACAACTACTACTGGAAAGAGGTCAACCAATATCGCATGTTGCAGCGCAATGCTGATAAGAGCAATGCCGATGTGACATTGAAAATCAAGCCTTGCCCCATCGTGACATGGGATTGCCCTGTAGTTGCAACAATTCCAAATCCGCAAGACACAAGATACAATATGGACAAAGAGATAACAACAATGGAAGTCAATGTTTTCTCTCGTCCTGATACGCCACACATCGGCACTGATAAAGTTGACGTGGATACAAGCAAACTTGACATCGAAGCTTTGCTTGCTGGCGAACAAGAGTTACCTTCAAGCGAAGAAAACGAAGATGTGATGTATATTGGAGTTGTCCCATGCGACTTAGTTACTCGCACTAAAGACAACATCAACTATTATTATCCAGATGTGAGAAGCGCACCAATGATAGAGATTGACACTCTGGGTGTGAAGAGAGGCATCCCACAGAATCAGAATGAGTTTCTTGTGCTCAACCCTATGCCTGATGAATACAACAGCAAGACGTTGTTCAGTGAGTCGCTTGATGGCGAGACTGCCATCGACACTACAGTTAAGTACTGCGTGAAGTTCGTCAGCAACAAGGTGCTGCCATCGACAGGGCTCTTCATAATCAATAATATAAAATATGCTTGTGAAAAGTTGGAGTACAACATCACAAGCAAAGGTGTGTCACCGCTGGTGACTGGCTACTTTTATAGGATAGCCGATTAAAGGTTACCTTTAAAATGTTTGGCCTCGTCATGCACCGGCGCATCGCGCCCATGGAGATACTTGTTAGTGGTTGACACATCGGAGTGACGTGCCTGGTCACGAGCAATGACAATGCCTTCGGCATTTGCCAAGTCACAAAGGCCAGAGTCCTTCAGCGAGTAGAACTGATAGCAATCGGCCCACTTGAGACCTTTGCGAACAAGTCTATTCCATTGGCGACGGAACATCTCGCTATCGCCTCGTGTGGCACTTGGCGCAGAACAGCGAGGACCAAACAAATAGTAATCGGTGGGTGCCGACAAAACACCCAATTCTATCATGTGTTTTATGACGGCAGAGTTGAGACCAACTTTGCCGTCGTGTTTATTTTTCGACACTGTGCCGCTGATGAACACCGACTGCTCCTTAATCCTAATGTCGCCAATCCTCACATGAGACAACTCCTCGGGGCGAATGAAGGTATAGTATTCCATCATGCAAGCAAGATAGAAATAAGGGTGCGAGGCTTTGAACTGCTCCAGCTGCTTGAGCATGGCAGCAGTCAAAGGCTGACGTTTCTTCGGTTGCTCCTCAATCTCCTTAATCTTCGATACAGGGTTAGAGTGCAAGTACTGCTTCTCAATAAAGAACTCGGCCAATGAGTGACACCATTGGCGATAGTTATTCCTGGTTCTCGCCGAGCTCTCACGATCCAAATAAACATAGTCGAGAAAATCGCTCACGAATGAAGCATCAAACTGATAGACATAACGAATCGGCAACAACCGATTGTCGTTGTAGTCAAGCATGATTTTCAATCGTGAGAGGTAATTCTTCCGGGTATGGTAGCGCGTCATTTTATTGACGGTTGACCGATATAAATCAACGGCCACCGACAACATAGTGTAGGCTCGGTTGCTGTCGGCATCAACCCATGGGTTCCAGCCCGACCGTAAAAGTTTGGTCAGCGACTCGATGAGTTCTTTGGCGCGCTGGCGCCTGTCAGAGATTTTCTCGATGTTGTCAAGGTGGAATTTCTTGCGCCTCATGGTCCCATCGGCTGGGTCATAGGCATAGAAATCGACATACCATTTTGCTCCGGTGTGGAGTGTGGGATAGGTGAACTTCAACACTTCACCTAAA